GTCGATTGACGCCGACCTCGGGCGCTGGCGCGAGCACGAAAAGCTCCAGATCACGGCCGCGGTGCCGGTGCCGCCGGCGCCGGCGCAGAAGGTGACGTATCCCTCGGTCTCGGTCAAGGCGAATGTGCCGCTCGGGACCGCGTTCATCCGCGCCGCCTGCGCGAAGCTCGTCTGCAAGGGCGACATCCGCGACGCGATCGAGTACGCCGAGAAGCGCTGGAACGACTCGACGCCCGAGGTCGCGCTCTACCTCAAGGCGGCCGTCGCGCCCGGCACGGTGACCGACGCGACCTGGGCGAGCCCGCTCGTCAACCAGAACATCTCGAACGAGTTCATCGAGCTCCTGCGGCCGGCGACGATCCTCGGCAAGATCCCGGGCCTCCGCAACGTCCCGTTCAACACGAAAGTCCCCACGCAGACCGCGGGCGGCACGTACGGCTGGGTCGGGGAGGCGAAACCGAAGCCGGTCACGAAGCTCGCGTTCTCCTCGACCTCGCTCGATATCTCGAAGGCCGCCGGCATCATCGTGCTGACGAAAGAACTCGTGATGCTCTCCAATCCGAGCGCCGAGGCCCTCGTCCGCGCCGACATGATCGCGGGGATCGCGCAGTTCCTTGACAGCCAATTCATCGATCCCGCGGTGGCCGCGGTCGCGGGCGTCAACCCGGCCTCGATCACCAACGGCGCCCCGACCGCCGCGGCGACGACCAATCCGCTCGCCGACATCATGGGGCTGATCAATCACTTCGCGACCAACAACATCGCGGTCAACGGCGTGACGTTCATTATGTCGGCGGCCAACGCGCTCTCGCTGAGCTTCCGCACGAACCTCGACGGCTCGCCCGAGTTCCCAGGCGTCTCGATCAACGGCGGCAATTACAAGGGGCTGACCTTCGTGACGAGCCAGGCCGCCGGCACCAACGTGATCGCGCTCCAGCCCGCGCTCGTGCTCTACGCTGACGATGGCGGCGTGACGATCGACGCCTCCGAGCAAGCCTCGCTCCAAATGGACAGCGCGCCGGCGTCGCCGGCCGATGCGACGACGGTGTACGTGTCGCTCTGGCAAACGAACACGATCGGCCTGCGCGCCGAGCGGTTCATCAACTGGGCGAAGGCGAGCACCAACGCGGTCAAGTACCTGACGGCGACCGCCTGGCCGTCGCCGAGCGGGACGACCGTCACGGTCGGTACGGGGCGGCAGAAGGGCGACGCCTAACACGTGTCGCTGCTCGGCTCGATCCGGTCGTCGCTGCGCGCCGTGTTCGCGCCCGGCGGATCCACGTCGCCGGCGGGGACCGGCGCGTGGATGCCGATTGTCCGCGAGCCGTACACGGGCGCGTGGCAGAACAACGCCGAACTGCGGCTCGAGACGGCCCTGGCCAATCCCGTCGTCTTTCGCTGCGTCTCGCTGATTGCGTCCGATATTGGGAAATTGCCGCTGCGGCTCGTCGCCGTCGATGCCAACGGGATCTGGCACGAGACGACGAGCCCGGCGTTTTCCCCGGTGCTCCGGACGCCGAACCGGTACCAGACGCCGCAGCAGTTCTACGAAGTCTGGATGATCTCAAAGCTCCTCTGGGGCAATACGTACGTGTTGAAAGACCGCGACGCCCGCGGCGTCGTGACCGCGCTGTACGTGCTCGACCCGTGCCGCGTCAAGCCGCTGGTGGCGCCCGATGGGAGCGTCTACTACGAGCTCCAGACCAACGAGCTCGCGGGGATTCCGCCGAGCGGCGGGCAACTTGTCGTCCCGGCGCGGGAGATCATTCACGACCGCTGGAACTGCGCGTTCCATCCGCTCGTGGGCCTGTCGCCGCTCTACGCCTGTGGCGGGGCGGCCAGTCAGGGGCTCGCGATGCAGGCGGCGAGTACGGCGTTCTTCTCGGCCGGCGGGCGGCCCTCCGGAATGCTGGTCGCGCCGACCGAGATCGATCCGCTCACGGCGCAGCGGCTCAGTGAGACCTGGCATTCGCTCGGTCCGAACAAGACCGCCATTGTCGGGAACGGGATGAAGTACGAGGCGGTCGGATCGAGCGCCGAAGAGTCGCAGTGGGCGGAACAGGCGTCCTGGACGGCGAAAACGATCGCCGGCTGTTTCGGCGTCCCGATCAGCATGGTCGATTCCAGCCAGCAGCCGCCGTACGCGAACAGCGAAGCGTCCGCGCTCCAGTATCACAGCCAGTGTCTCCAGACGCATCTGACGGCCATCGAGGCCGCGCTGGATGTCGGGCTGGAACTGCCGGCGCCGTACGGGACCGAGTTCGACCTCGACGACCTGATCTGGATGGATACCGCCACCAAGACGAAGGCGGCGCACGACGCGATCGGGGCCGGCGCCATGACGCCGAACGAAGCGCGGCGCAAGTACTTCGGCCTCGGCCCCGTGCCGGGTGGCGATACGCCATACCTCCAGCAGCAGTACGTCTCGCTCGAGGCGCTGGCCAATCGCGATCTCGGCGTCACGGCGCCCGCTCCCCCGGTGAGTCCTGTCTTGGCCGCAGCGACGCCGGACGGGGAGGCGTCGTGACGCTGACCTACTCGCGCGTCACGCTCGCCGGGCCGCTGTGGACGACGGCGGAAGTCAAAGCGATCCAACTGCGGATCACCGACGCGGCGCACGATGCGGACGTCGATGAGAAGCTGGCGACCGCGCAGGAAGCGGTCTTGGCGTACCTCGGGCCGGCGGCCGATGCGACCTGGACGCCGGCGTCCGCGCCCGTGGCCGTCAAGCACGCGATCCTCCTCCTGACCGTCCACTACTACGAACACCGCGGCGATGACTTCACCGGCCAGACCAACCGGCAGGACGCGGTCATCTGGAAGGAACTCCAGAACCTGCTCGCGTTCTATCGCGATCCGGCGCTGGCGTAGCGATGGGGATCGGGGCGTATCGGCATCTCGTGACGCTCGAGCATCCCGCGGTGGTGCTCGATCCGCCGACGTGGTACTGCCAGGTTCTGCCGTCGTCCACCGCGGCGCTCGACGGGCTGGCGGCGTTCTTGATCCGCGGCCGGTTCCATCCGGGGATCGGGCTCGAGACGCAGATCGTCTTCGAGGGCCGGACGCTTCAGGTCCAGAGCGTCTCTGACCTGGATGAGCGCCATGTCGAGATCCAACTGACGGCCGTCGAGGTCGTGGGCCGCGGGACGACGCCGCGATGAGCGTCACCCTGAAGATCACCGGGCTCGACGAGCTCCGCGCGGACCTCAAGCGGCTGCCAGAGGATCTCCAGCGCGAAGCCACGGTGATCGTTCAGGCGACCGCGGACGCGATGGCGGTGGACGTCATCGGCCAGTACGCCGTCAAGACCGGCAACCTCCGATCGCACGTGCGCGTCGAGACGACCTCGGACGTCGTCGGCGGCATCACGTCGAAGGTCGTGAGTCGCGCCCGGCACGCCTACATTTACGAAACCGGCGGCGAGGGGCGCGAACGCCACTGGAAGAAGAACGGGAAGAGTACCGGCGTCATGCCGGCGAAGAAAATCTTTGCGCCGGTCGCGCCGCTGCGGCGCCGGATCATGACCGCGGCGCTCGTCGAGTTAGTTCAGCGGGCCGGCCTGACTGTCACAGGCTCGGCCACGTAACGCGCGTACTGACAGTCAGGAAAGCATCAGGGGGTTCTTATGCCAGCTCCAGCGGCTCCAACCAACAATCCAGGCACCCACGGGAAAGAAGGGGTCATCGCGGCGAAGCTCACCGCGGGCGGGACGTACGTCGCGATCGGGAATATCAGCGAGTACACGTTATCGTTGGTACAAGACAAAGTAGAAACCACGTCGCTCGGAGACGTCAATAAGCGGTACGTGACGGGTCTCCGCGATACCTCAGGCAGTGCGAGTTTGTACTGGGATAGGTTGGACGACACGGTGTTCGACCTTGCCGAGTCGCCGACTGGCTGCTTCCTCGCGATCTATCCGTCCACCGGATCGGCGGTCGGCTGGGAAGGGCCGGCGTGGGTCGATGCGTCGATCAAGGCCGGGGTGACTAGCGCCGTGTCGATCGACATGACGTTCGTCGCCAATGGCGCCTGGACGCGCTCCAGCATGGTCGCGGCCACGGGCGCGAGTGCGACGAGCACGCCGGGATCGTTCACGCCGGCGGGCGCGATGGCGCCAGCGAACCTCGCGGGCCTCGCGGCCGTCACGGCGACGCCGTCTGGCGCGTGGACGGCGGGCCAGTACGTGCGGCTCGGCGATGGCTCCTCGGCGCACTGGAACGGCACGGCCTGGACGGCGGGCGTCGCGCCCTAGGTCGGCGTCGTGGCGACGGTCGGCGTACAGCGGGTCACGTTTTCGGGCGCCGCGGCCGTGGTCCGGCTCGGCTATCAGCGGGCCGCACGGCTCGGCGCCTGGACGATCGACGGCGGCTGGATCTCGGCCGTCGTCGAGGACGTGGACGGCTTCCGGATTACCCAGTCGCCCTTGACCCTCGAGATCCAGTACGCGGACGGGGCGCCCACGTATCGGGCGCTCGCGGACGTGACCGTCTCCGGCGGCCGGCTGACCGGCCGGGTCTATAAACCCTGAAAGGACGACATGGGATCGCGCTATCGGAAACAGGAAGAAGTCCGTCTCGAGCTCACCGGCGGCGATTGGCTGCTGGTCCGGAAGCACCTGACGGCCGGTGAGGAACGCGACGCGCACGCGAAGGTCATCAAAGCCGGGACGATGCGATCGGGCGAGCGGCCGGAGCTTGACCTCGAGCATCTCGGGATCGCGCAGGCGGTGAGTTATCTCCTCGACTGGTCGATCACGGACGCCGACGACAAGCCGATCCGGATCCGCGACGCCTCGTATCCGTTCGTCTTTGCGGCGCTGAGAAACCAAACGCCGGAGTCCCTGCGCGAGATCCTCGACGCGATCCAGGCGCACGATGCGGCGATGACCGAGGCGCGGGACCAGGAAAAAAAACTCCGGGATGGCGTGACCGTACCGTGAGCGATCTCTACATCTGCCGGATCATGGGCTGGACCTACGACGACCTGCTCGATCTCCCGGTCGATGTCTACAGTGTGCTCGTGGAACAACTGAGCGCCGAAGCGGCGAAGTCCCGAAAGTAACTGATGGCCCTCTCTGCCACCTTCACGGCGAACTTCTCCTCCTTCTACGACGCCGTGGACAAGGCCGAGATCAAGCTGAAAGAGTTCGGCGCCGGCGCGGAGAACGCCGGCAAGCGGCTCTCCGCGATGGGGAACCAGTTCTCCGGCGTCAAGATCATCCAGGACGCCACCTTGATGGTCAAGGCGATCGAGGACATCGGCGGCACGACGAAACTCACCGAGAAAGAACTCGCCAAGCTCGGCGCCACCGCGAATGAAGCCGTCGCCAAAATGAAGGCGCTCGGCATGGACGTCCCGAAGAACCTCCAGAAGATCGCCGACGAAAC